TTTACAACAGTTGTGTATGGCACGTTTTAATGTGTTATACATTTAGTTAAAACTTTTTATATGTGGAACTATAAAGGACAAAGAATAAAATCAAGAGAAGATCTACCAGCAGAAGCAGTTGGGTTTGTTTACAGAATACTTAATAGACGAACAGAACAAGTTTACATTGGTAAAAAGATACTACTTAACAAACGTACAAGACCACCTCTAAAGGGATATAAAAGAAAGAGAATTGACTACGTTGAAAGTAACTGGATGAAATATACTGGGAGTAATTCAGAAAGTAAAAAATGGGAAATAGAAAATTGTTATAGGGAAATTATATATATTTGTTATAACAAGACAATGATGAGTTATTATGAAACAAAACTACAATTTACCGAAAACGTTTTAGAAAATGATAAATTCTTAAATGATAATATACTTGGTAAATTTTACAAGAAAAAAATACAAAATTATATAGATGACGAACAAAACAAAAATACAAGATGATGAAACAAAGAGAATGTTTATGCAACTTATGGAGGATGATGCCTATGTTGATATTAGTGAAGATGTTAAATATCCACCAGTTGCAATAAGTTGTGGCACTTACAATGATATAAATCATAATGGAGATGTTGTAGAATATCATATACCAATTGGTACATACGGAAATTTCAGCTTTATACAAGCACCACCAAAATCAATGAAGTCATTTTTTTCTAGTTTACTTGTATCAGCATATCAAAGTGATTCAAATAAATATAGTGGCTTATTAAAAGGACATAGAAAAGGTAGAAAGATAATTCATTTTGATACAGAGCAAGGAAAGTTTCATTGTCAAAAAGTATTTCGTAGACCAATACTAATGAATAATATGCCAGATGATGATAATTATTATACTTATGCTTTAAGAACAATGAGTTATAAAGACAGAGTTGATTTTATTGATTATATTTTAAATGACAAACTTGAAGGTAAAGATATTGGTTTAGTCGTTCTCGATGGAATTGCCGATTTAGTTGGAGACGTTAATAATTTAGAACAATGTAATGAAGCTATACAAAAGTTAATGAGTTGGACAGATGAGCTGCAATGTCATATTGTTACAATCATACATAGTAATTACGGATCTGATAAACCAACTGGGCATCTTGGTAGTTTTTTAGAAAAGAAAGCAGAAACACAAATTAAGTTAGAAAAAAATGGAGTTAATCAAGGGTGGATATCTGTTGAATGTAAAAGAAGTAGAAACAGAGGTTTTGAAACTTTTAGCTTTACAATAAATGAAAATGGTTTACCAGAATTTGTAGACAACGATTATGATTTATAACAAATAAACATTATATTGCGTTTATGCTAAAATGGAAAGAAAAAGATTTATTTGAATGGTTGTCAAAAAACTATTACAAGACATTAGTAAACAGTAAAAATCCAATATCAAGATGGGATTGCTACGACATTGAAACGCAAAGCAGAATAGAATTAAAGTGCAGAAAGAAACATTACGATACTTTAATACTTGAAAAGTCTAAATACGATGCTTTAATAAAAGAATCAAATAAACATTTTGACATACCAATATACATCAATAGTACACCACAAGGTATCTATCTATTTAATTTAAACAAAGTAGATTTAAAATGGTTTGAGAAATCATTACCAGCCACATCAGAATTTAAAAACAGAAGGTGGGTAAAAAAACAAGTAACAGAAATAAATATAAAACAAGCAATAAAACTAAAATAAATGGAAACAATTAAACTATTAAACAACGAAGTATTTGACAAGAAAGACATTTTAAGCAAAATGATGGATGATGAATTTTACTATGGGTATCTTGGTGTAAATGCATTATCAAGTTCAGCATCAAAGAAACTTTTAGATTCTCCTTATGCTTATTATAGATCACTAACAGAAAAACAAACAAATGTACAAGCATTAAGAGATGGTCAATTAATACATCTTATGGTACTTGAGCCACAAAAAGTAGACTATTTAACTTTTACAGAAGGTACAAAAGCATCAAAGCAATATAAGTTAGCAGTACAAGAAGTTGGCTCACACAACGTATTTACTAATGCAGAATATAATAAAGCAAAAAAGATTTCTGAAAGGGTACGAAGTGTAACTGATGTAAAGAACATACTGGAGGGTGCAAGATTTGAAATACCAGCAATTGATACATATAATGATTTAGCATTTAGAGGTAAAGCAGATATATTAAAAGATGGTGTTGTAATAGACTTAAAAACAACTGCTGACATAAAAGGCTTTGAAAGGTCTGCTAATTATTTTTCTTATGACTTACAAGCTGCATTGTATTTAGAATTGTTTGGAGCATTTGACTTTGAATTTGTTGTAGTTGATAAAAGTACACTTGACGTTGGTATCTTTAAATGTTCACAAGACTTTATTGATAGTGGTAAAAGAAAACTTGATATTGCAACAGAAAGATATTATGACTACCTACAAACAGAAAATATAGAAGATTATGTTACAAGAGGAACTTTGTAAGAATAAAGAGATTATTGCTTATAGAAGTTGTGTTGATAGCTACTTTAGTAATGGAGATAGAAAAGACATAATGGAATATTGGCTACAACTATTTGAACAGAAAAGATTTTGTGAGGCAAAGGGAGTAGAAAAAGCACTTGAACTAATTGACATATACGAGGACTTAAATGCCAAAGATTAAAAAGAAGATACACTTAAAAAATTGTAATTATGAGCATCAGCAGTATTGTTTTAAAAAAGGATTTATAATTTACCCAGTTGTATCTGGTAACAGTTATAAGGTTTACTGCAATAGGATAAAAGGTAATTACTATATGAAAGGAAAAGAATTTAATAAACAAGAATCATTCCAAGCTATTTGGGATTTATACACAAAGATATACAACTATGACATTAATAAGATACGAGATTAAAGCTGGATTTTTTAAAGGATTACTGCTTGGTATAAGACATTATACATTTGATGATGTTGAAATGTATGAAGAAGATATAGTTTTATACATTGGTATCTTTCAAATAATAGTAACTAAAATATACGAGAAATAATGAATACAAGAGAAAAATGGGCAGAGATGCAAGAAGAACAAGATAGCATTGTTAAATCAGTTGTAAACTCATATAAAGAACGTTCAAGAGTTGGTATAGAGAAATACAACAAAACAATGGATAGAAACGATTTAAGCACCTCTGAATGGCTACAACACCTACAAGAAGAATTAATGGATGCAACATTATATATTGAAAAACTAAAACAAACATTATGCACAAAAGAAAATTAATACAGAAACTACAACAACTAATTGACAAACTACCAGCTTGTATTAGAAGGCAAGAAGCAATGGATGACTTAATAGATCTAAAGTTAAGTGAATCAGATTATCATTACATATCATTAAAAAACAAATACAAAGAGTTATGAATAAATCAAGCACAGAAAAAGGACTTATATCATTTATAGTAATGGCATTAATAGTGGCATATATTATAATTGGTATTGTTTATATTACAATTTCGTAAATGTTAAAGAAATGTTAAAATGTATTAACATAGTTGTTAATTAAATAATTTCTTATATATTTGATTATTATTAATTTAAACAACAAAATATTATGGAATTTAACAAATCAAACAGAGAAGCCTTAATAACTAATTTAAGAGAATCTAACGAAAGTTTAAGAATAAAGATAGAAGTACATAAACAAATGCAAGAACAACATAGTACAGTTGATGTTCTATGGCAATTAGTTGAAATAGAATCATTAAAAGTATCTATTAAAATGATTGAAAAAGCATTAATAGATAATAACCCTTTTAATTTAGATGTAGACTTTTGCGAATAATAAACTATAAAAACAAAACAAGATGAAAAAATTACAAACTTTAGTATTGATTTTAGCACCAAGCTATTTTATAGCAAGAATGTTATTAGGTTTAATCTTTAACGTATAATTATGAAGAAGATGCTTACAAGATTCGTAGAGTTCGTATTTGTACTACTTATGATTATGATAGTTGCTTATATGTGCTTATGGTTTATATCAATGATATTAATATTATTTAACAGTTAAAAACAAAACAAATGGAAAAACAAAACAACTTAACACCAGAAACTTTAGAAACATTAGAACTAATTAAAATCTATGCTAAAAATAGTGATAACTGGTGGCTTGAAAATAAAATAGAAATTTTAGAAGTACAAATAATTATTGAGAAAAACAACGCACAAACAGAAGTATATAAAAAACTAAATGATGGAATTAATTAAACTAATAAAAACAATTGAGCCAGAGTACCACAATAGAGATTTTTGTATAAACTCATTGCCAAATGAAGTAACTTTAATTTCAGATACTGAACAATACTTAATAGAAGTAAGTTTAAAGAATGAGATATTAGAAACTAATTTCTATCAAGGAGAAGAAATATACAAAGCATCAGATGATGAGATAGATTACATCTACAACTATCTTGAACAACTATTAGCAAACAAGGTAGAAGAAACAAAACAATACTATAACGAACAAAATTACAATTACCAAATATGGAGTTAACACAAAAGAATTTAGAAAAGATTAGTGGTGCAATAATAACATCATTTGTAAACCAACACTTTTTAGAAGAAGCAATGCG